GTCAGTTCCTGACTCTCCAAATGAACCACTTATACCTGTTACTATAAATGTCATAGTTTTATAATTTGCATCATCAGCTGAAGCTCCATAAACAGTATTATCGTTAAATGTACATTCTATTTCATCATTTACTTTTATAATAAATGGTAATGCACCTTCTGACTCTCTATAACCACCAATACCACTAGATGAGAAATCTTGTCTCCAATAATAAATAGATTTTTCTGAAAGTGATGGGTTTTCAGAAAATGATGTTGATAATG